TGAACAAACTCTTGGTGGTTTTTCAAATAAGACATCATCTAAAACTTCTAGACTAGGAACTGATATAGGCAACCTGTCTGTCGATTTAGAAAACGTAAATCCCAAACAAGGTAAAGATATAAATAGTATTTCTGCTATTTACAAAGTTAATACAGGTAAAGATTCCAACTTAACATTTAGCGGTTCTGCTGATGATATGGGTGGTAGAAGAGCCAATGTTATGTATAAAAAAAGATTTGCACAGGGAGGTGTAGCTATGAATGACCAGATGAAGATGTTTGCTGACGGCGGCATGATGGATGACAGCGGTGAAGTTGTCAATGGTGTTGAAGTTCCAGCTGGTAGTATGGTTAACGAAGTTGCTGATGATATCCCTGCACAACTTAGCGAGGGTGAGTTTGTCATCCCTGCTGACGTAGTTAGATACATTGGTTTAGAAAAGCTGATGGCTATTCGTGACAAGGCTAAACAAGGGTTAGCCCGTATGGAAGACATTGGTCAAGTTGGTAATGCTGATGAAGTTGCTAACCCTGACGAAGCATTCGGTGACGAATCATTTGATGACGAAGAAGACAGTGGCGACTTTGAAGCCGACATTGACAACATCATGGGTGAGGTTGACCAAGAGCAAGGGTTTGCTTCAGGTGGTTTCGTTAGTGGCACTGACATGAGTAAGGCACCAAAGAACCCAGTATTGGATATCCGCTTCTTTAAGAATAATGAAGGTAGGGTGATGTTCATCACTCACATTAATGGTAAGCCTATGACTGCCGTACCAGATGGTTATGAAGAGGTTGATGAGTCTGAAGCTAAGAACATTGGCAAGGAAGCTGATGACGCAGCAGCTAAGAAAGCTGAAGAAGAAGCAGCGGCAAAAGAAGTTGATAAATCTACTATTCTAAACAGTGGTGGCAACTATGAAGGCAACGATGGCGAGACACCAGATTCTCCAACTTCACCTAATAATCAAAATAATGCTCCAGATGGGTTTAGCTCCGTCAATTCAAAAGGTGTTAACGTTAACAGCGGTTTACAAGCAACACCATTTGGCAGTAAAGGTGTTGCTGCTGCTATTGCTCTTGGTCTTCAATTTGCTGGAATACCTGCATTTGCAACAATGTTTGCCTTAAAGGCTTTTGTAAATCCTAACACACAAAAAGGTATCAACTCTAACAATGCATCTATTGGTACCACATTAGGAAATGCAGGATATAGTCCGGCAGCGGTAGCAGCTGCTCAAGCTGCCGCAAAAGAAGTGTCCTCTAATTCGCGAGCAACACCAACTGATGTAGCAGTGGCAGCGGCAAACGCAGCATCCTCCGTTGATAACACAACTTCGTTGGATGCTTTCTTTTCTGTAAATGATAACTTTAATAACACTCCCGGTTACAACGCAATGGCAGACACTCCAGCTAGTCCTGCTGGATCTTCTCAAAGTAATACAGGAGGTGGAAGTAATATTAGTAGTTCCGGTGATGCAGGTTCAGGTGGCCCTAGTGGTGGCGGTGGTGGTGGGTTTGGTCCTTCCACTGCTGGTGGTATGGCTAAAGGTGGTTTAGTAAATAAACGACCAGCTAAACCAAAGAAACCAACTAAAGGAAAAGGCTTAGCCGCTTCTAAGAAGTAATATATAATTAGAATACCATAACCAGTGGTGGGCTGGTTGGTACTTAATAATTTCCCACCATCTTGGCTACCTAATCTCCCAACATATTGTTGGCTACTGTTAGCCCCATACTTAAAGGTATTATCATGAGTGAATCCGTAATCAGTCCTGCACCAGCAGCATCATCATTTGGTCGGCGCAATGCGTCCGAAGATCGAATTAAACAAACAGAAGATGAAATTGAAGCGTTGAAAAACCCCAATAAAGAAATAGAAGATCCTGATGATGGTGAAGCTATTGGTGGTGAAGAGAAGACATTTAAGAAACGCTACGGTGACTTGCGCCGTCATTCTCAGAAGATGCAAGAAGATATGCAAAAGCAGCTAGATGAAGTTAAAGAGCAGCTAAGTAAAACAACCAAGAAGGAAATGAAGCTACCTAAGACTGAAGAAGAACTTCAGAAATGGGCTAGAGAATACCCTGACGTATACGCCTTAGTAAAGACAATTGCAATTCAGCAAGCTAAAGAACAAACGACAGGTATTGAAGATCGTTTCAAAAAGCTAGATGAACTTGAAAAGAAGTCTGCTAAAGAAAAGGCTGAGGCTCAATTGATGGAGCTTCATCCAGACTTTAACGATATCAGAGATGAGGATGAGTTTCACGACTGGGTTGCTGATCAGCCTAAGTACATTCAAGACGCTTTGTATGAAAATGATAATGATGCCAAATCTGCTGCTCGTGCAATTGATTTGTACAAGTCAGACAAAGGTATTAAAACTAAGAAGGCTGGTGCAGATAAAGAGGCAGCAACAGCAATTGGTAACCGCCGTCAGCGTACACAACCCAATGGTGAAGGAACTGAGGGTTTAATTTATGAGAGTCAAGTTGATAAGATGTCTTCTGATGAATACGAAAAGAACGCAGAAGTTATCAATCTAGCTATGAAATCTAATAAATTTGTATACGATATGAGTGGTGCGGCTCGTTAAACAGTTGACAAACTTATAAAAGTATTGTATAACTATAGGGGGTATAGCAGTAGTTGTGCCTCCTAATACTTTATCAGCCGTCTTCCGGAGACACACCTGACAGATTATTAAATTGTTTGCGTCTAATAAACGCTTTGTATATCACTAAGCATATTAACAGAATACCCTAAGAGTATTAGCCGATAATCTAGAAGACTCTAGAACCTTCCAGATTATCCACCTAATAAGCATGGCCCTGTTGTTGTAGCAAGTGTGATTTTAATGTCCATACTTAGGAGAATATCTCATGGCATTTCCTTCCGCAGCTGGTTACGGCAACCTACCTAACGGTAACTTTTCCCCCGTAATCTACAGCAAGCAAGTTCAGCTTGCATTCCGTAAATCGTCTATCGTTGAAGCAATCACTAATAATGATTACTTTGGTGAAATCGCTAACTTCGGTGACTCAGTTAAGATCATCAAAGAACCTGAAATTACAGTGAAAGCCTACAACCGTGGCACACAAATCACTGCTCAGGACTTGGATGACCAAGACTTCACTCTGGTTGTTGATCAAGGTAACTACTTTGCATTCAAAGTGGATGACATTGAATCAGCTCACAGCCATGTAAACTTCATGTCTCTGTCAACTGACCGTGCTGGTTACCGCTTGCGCGACAACTTTGACCAAGACATCTTGGGTTACTTGACTGGTTTCGAGCAGACCGCTAAAGGCGCTGTTGCTTCCACCGCTCGTACTTCTGCTGCTGGCACTAAGGCTGTTGCCACTGCTGGTAATGATGAGCTGTTGTCTAGCATGAAGCTGACTAAAGGTTCTTTCGGTAACATCACCACTGTTTCTGCTGGTAATCACGCCATTCCTTTGGCTGCTCGTTTACCCGGCGCTACTGCTCTACCTACAGCCGTTGCATCACCTTTGATGGTTGTTGCTCGTATGGCTCGTTTGTTGGATCAGCAGTTTGTTGACACCAATGGTCGTTGGATGGTGGTTGACCCAGTCTTTATGGAACTCCTGAAAGACGAAGACAGCCGCTTGTTGAACGCCGACTTTGGTGGTTCAGGTTTGCAAAATGGCTTGGCTATTAACAACCTGCACGGCTTCAAAGTGTACGTGTCTAACAACCTTCCACAGGTTGGTACAGGTGCTGGTACTACTGGTACTGCTAACCAGAACACTGACTACGGCGTTATCGTTGCTGGTCATTCTTCTGCTGTTGCAACTGCCGAGCAGATCACCAAGACCGAAGCCTACCGTGACCCTGACAGCTTTGCTGACATCGTTCGTGGTATGCATCTGTACGGTCGTAAGATCTTGCGTCCAGAAGCCATTGTTACTGCAAAGTACAACGCTGCTTAATTAAGCATCGAGGGGCTGGAGCAATCTGGCCCCTTCAACATTTAAAGGAAAATTAAAATGGCAACCGTAACCTCTCTAGCTCGCGCCGTTGGTGGTGTGGGTAATCCTAGCCGCAAAGCTTACTTCGTACAACAAGAAGTAGACTTCGCTGCTGCTGCAACTGCTAAAGGTACTGCCTTGGCTGCTGCTGACATAATCGAAACTATTAGTGTACCTGCTGGTTCTATGGTAGTTAACGCTGGTATTCAAGTTGTAGAAGCCGCTGTTGGCGGTACTGGTACTACTTTGGATCTTGGCGTAACTGGCGTAGATGCTGACGTGTTCGTAGACGGCTTCACCTTTGATGGTGCTGCCGCTGCTGCTTACGCTCAGAATGCTGCTGCTTTCCAACCTGTCGTTCTCGGTGCTGCCGATACGATTGACGTGTTGGTTCAAGCTGGTTCAACTGTATCAATCTCTGGTAAGATTCGTGTATGGGCAATCCTCATGGACGTATCTGATGTAGGCGATACAGCTGCTGCTGAAGTAGACCGCGATCAACTGGCTTAATAGCCTTTTAAATTAGGGAGGGGCTTCATTGCTCTTCCCTATCTTTACTTATAAATATGTCAACATATCTTTCACTTACTAATGAATTACTCAGACGAATGGGTGAAGTTACTATCGACTCATCAGACTTTGGTAGCACTCGTAACGTGCAAGAACTGGCAAAGAATGCAATAAACTCTTCAATTAGAGACTTACTGCATTCAGCACAAGAATGGCCTTTCGCCTTAGTTACTAATACACAAACACTGACAGTCGGTGTTAATACATATGCCCTCCCCTCTACAGCATCAAGCGTAGACTGGGATAGCTTTTACTTAAAGAACTTTAATAATAGCGTATCTGCTCTTAGACTTCCTTCGATCAGCTACTCCAACTATCTCATGACACATCGTGCCAGAGATGACAATGCTGGTGTCGGTGGCTACTCACCTCCATCTGCTGTGTTTCAAACTCAAGAGTTTAAGTTTGGTGTCACACCTATTCCTAATGAGGAATATGAAATCGAATACAAGTACTGGAGTTTTCCATCTGACTTGGTAGCTTTCGATGATGTAAGTATTATTCCAGATAGATTCTCTAGCGTCATCATTGACGGCGCTATGGTGTACATGATGTTGTATCGTTCCAATGAACAAAGTGCAACCATGCACAAGGCAACGTTTGAAGAAGGTATTAAGAAGATGAGAAGACTTCTAATGGATGAACCATTGAGTGTCGTATCAACAGCCTTGACAAATTCTTTATCAACTTTGAATATCAGAGTTATATAAGATGGCAGACCGCATTGAAGGGTTTATTGTTAATTGTTTAGGTGGAATGAACACCAACAGGGATGTTCTTTCTCAGAGCGTTAACGAACCCGGTTCAGCTACACAGCTTATTAACTATGAACCTTCTGTCACAGGTGGTTACAGAAAGATCAATGGCTACACCAACGACTATGGCACTGTTCCGGGGTTGGGTAAGGTGCTTGGTGTTGAAGTTGCCTTTGGTATCAACGATAATATTCTAGCTTGTAGAGCTAAGAACGAAGACGATAACTACTTCTATTACTGGAATGCGTCTACGTCTGCGTGGGTTGCAGTGACAACACCAACCGATATAGATACAGACGGTATCAAGAAGGTGCGCTTTGTTAAATATAATTGGTTTGAAGAAAGAGTTGCACTAGTTGACGGCATCAACCCTGCTGCCATTTACAATGGAACCACTTACACACAGATCACATCTGACACCGCACCAGATTCCCCTAAGTATGCTTCTGCCTTTAAGAATCATTTGTTCTTAGCTGGTGATCCATCTGAGCCATTCAATCTCTACTTCTCATCTCCTGTAGATGAGACAAACTTTAATCCTGCAACAGGCGCTGGTGTAATTAACGTAGGTTTTGAAATTGTACAAATCAAATCTTTCCGAGATGTTTTGTATATCTTTGGTAAGAACTCAATCAAAAGCTTAAGAGGTAACTCTATTGCTGATTTTATTGTAAGTGAAGTTACTACAAATTTAGGTTGCATTGTTCCCGATAGTGTGGTAGAACTAGGTGGTAATCTTATATTTCTAGGACCAGATGGTTTTAGACCTATTGCTGGTACATCTAACATTGGTGACGTTGAGTTAGAAACAATCTCAAAGCAAATCCAGTTTACAATCAGCGCCATTATTATAGACATTGTTGCTGGAAACATTGATCCTGAAACATTAACTAGCATTGTCATTCGTAAGAAATCACAGTTTAGATTGTTCATTCCTGTTGAAGGTTCTTTCGGATTGATAGGTGGATTAAGACAAACACAACAGGGTTTTAATTTTGAGTATTCTCAGCTGTACGACTTGCCAGCAACGTGTGCTGCTAGTGGGTATGTAGGTATTGATGAGATAGCCATTCATGGTGATTCAACTGGTAGGGTTTATAAATTAGAAAAAGGTAATTCTTTTAATGGCTCTGACATACTTAGTGTGTATCAGTCTCCTTATTATTTCTTTGGTGACCCCACAGTTAGGAAGAACTTCTACAACATTTCTTCCTTCTTACGTACAGAGGGAGCAGCTAACTTAGTGCTGGGAGTTTCTTACGACTTTGATGATAGTCAAAACGTATTTAACCCACCAAGCTATAACATTACAACAGAAGGTTCTGCTGCATATTACAACGAAGCGGTGTTTGACGCTGCTGCTATTTACGATGGTAATCCATCTCCTGTTACAAAAGTTAACATCTCAGGTTCTGGCTTCTCAATAGCCTTTAGATTTGTTACAAATGATACAAGTGCTAGTCATACGGTACAAGGTATTGTATTAAACTACTCTGTGAATGATAGAAGGTAAATTAAAACATGGCTGGATACGTAAGACAATCTTCTGCTGATATTGTACCAACCGCTGTTGTTAGAGCTACACCGCTCAACACAGAGTTTAATGCTGTGCGTGATGCATTTGCATTAGCAGGCGGTCACAAGCATGATGGGTCATCAACTGAGGGAGCTTATGTTCCTGTCATATCTGACCCTAACAATCGTAACAAGGTATTTATTGATACCTCCAATAACCGCATTAGCATGTTTGTTAATGTAGGTGGCACTGGTATAGAACAGCTACGTGTCATTGACGGTGCCATTGTTCCTGTCACAGACAATGACATAGACTTAGGCACAGCCTCCTTAGAGTTTAAAGACTTATACATTGATGGTACAGCTAACATCGAC